TCTTCGTCCGCCCCTTCTTCCGTCAGCCAGTCGGCGCCATTGGATACGCCGCCGATCCCTTCAACCGGTGTCACCAGTTCGCATATCTGCCCCACGGAAGCGTTGGAGGCCTGCCCGTATTCTTCCGCCGTCACCAGCACAGCCACGGAATCCTGTCCGTCCTGAAGAACGGCCAGAGCATCGGTCGAATAGCGATAGACTGCGCCTTTCCCGTCCGGCTTCGTGCGGACGATGCGCCCTTCAGGGATGCGGATATTGCCGGACGCGCTGCCGCGAAAGAAGCGCACATGGCCGCGTGCTTTCGTGGCGGCCTTGCGGCTTTCACCGACCTGTGCCGCGTGAGTATCAAGCCAGCTCCCAGAGGCTTGCAGAGGGATGGCTTGCTGATGGATGCGATCCAAAAAGTTATAGAGCTGCCAAAGGCCCCACGCGAACAGCTCCAAGATGCCGCGCACGATGCCCTTGTTGAGGTTCAGGCGGATGGGCAGCCAGCCTTTCGCGGCATAGTCATCCTGAACCGCTTCGACCTTGGAAAAAAGCGCGGAACGTATGTCGCCGATATTTTTAGAAAGCCGGGGTGAGGTCTTCGTGTCTGCCATCTTTTATCACCAGTTCCTTGACCGTCTTGTCTGCCTGTAAAACCAGATTCAAAGGATGATCCACGTCCACGAATCGCCAAGAAACGACTGCTTCAAAAAGTCTTTCGTTCCATCGGAGAACGGAACATTTCACAGAACCGGGAACCACGCGGGGGTCTTCTTCCACGCGCATGGTCACTTCCGCAATAAAGGCGGTTCGGGCTGTGGCCGTGTTCTCTTCGTAAATCCAGTCGAAAATGAGCGAACCGAAGTCGCGGTCGTAGAACAGAACGCCCAGACGGGTGAAAAGGCGGAGCCGGATGTCCTGCACCCCGGTTTCCACGCCTTCCGTCAAAATAAGTTCCCCGTTGGCGGCCACACGGGCCTGCCCTGAAGAATCGAGGGCTATGTCCTGCCCCCAGAGGTCTGTTCCTTTCGCGCTGCTCATAGGTCAGTTGTACGGGAATAGCGCATGAACTGCCCGGAACAGGCGCGAACCATGCAGACAAAAAAAGCGCCGATGAAGGCGCTTCTCGTCAAAGAAAATGAGAATGGATCAATGAGGACAGGAACCGCCGCTTCGACTTCCCGCGTAGGCGTTGCCACTTACGGAAAGGTCGCCGCTTATGGTCACGCTGCCCTCGATGTTCAGGTTGCCTATCTGCCGCCGATTGCCTGTTTCGGTCGATTCGCCGGAGCCGCCGCCATATCCTGCGGATGTTTTGTTCCCCAGCTCTTTTATCTGAGGCGCTTTGATGGTCAGCGTGTCGGCAGCTTCCACAATGGCGTTCTTTCCCGCCTTCACCGTGGCGTTTCCCTCGACTGTCACTGTCCAGTTTTCCGGCGACACAGTGAGAAAGGAACCGTCCTTTTCTATTTTCAGGCTTACTCCCGGCCGCTGCTGGATGATCAGCTCTTCAAGTCCACAGTCCGGCGCGTCGTTCCCCTGCCACCTGAAGTTGGAAATGCGCGGATAGTTCGGATCACCGTCATAGTAGGAAAGGTCACAGAGCGTTCCCACGGCAGGCGGGCAGACTATGCCGCGCCTCGGACCGCCCCAGAAAACAGGGATTTCCACGCGGGGGATCACCGGTTCTTCCGGGTCTGCGCTTTCATCGTTCCGCAAGGGCTGAACATCGGCAAAGTACCGCCCGTCGCTGGCGTAGGACGCCACGACCTTGGCTTTGCGCGTCATCCTGTAATAGCCGCGAAGGTTGGGCATAGCCAATTCGATGGCGCGGGCCAGAAGGTCAAGAAGTTTCACGTTCTCTTTCATTATCCCCATCCTTCATCCCTGCCATATCCGATCAGGGTCGTATTGCCGGATGTCGTGAGGCTGTGGACGACTTCCTGAACCCGGACGACCTCGGAAAACTGCCGCCGATGGTCACGGATGCGGATTTTCCGGCTGTGGACAAGCCCCGGAAGGAGCGTGCTTACGGCATAGGAAAGCCCTGTCGCGTTCGGGGTGTGCCTTATCAGATTGGCCGCTGATTCCACCACGAACACGTCGCCGGGTTCGTCTGCATCCGACCAGTACAGCCCGGAAGCTCCGAGCCATACCGCATGGCGGGAAAGGTCATGCCCCCAGCTCCGTTCCAGGCTGGCCGCAAGCTGTTTGATGGCGCGGGCTACGGTCACATGGGAAAAAACGATATGCGGGAAGGTTTCGGCAGGTACACGGATCTCGGCAACGGGAAGGCCTGTAGCGGCGAGAAGACGACGCGCCACCACGTCCGCCGGTTCGCCGTGCATGGCCGCCGTGACTTTCGTGTCTATCAATGACTGTTCCAGGCCTACGGCGAACACGCGGACAGTATCCAGTCCGCACGGCTGGAAGTCCCGCACGGTTCCGCGCCATTCGTGCCATGTTCCGCCTTCTCCTCGATGGCCGAAACGAACGCTCACCGCCTGTTTTTGGGCAAGAGAAGCCTGAACCGATCTGTCAGCGTCGGGGATGTCTATCTCACAGACAGACACGACAGCGCGCCGCCTCAGGGTCAGGACTATGCGTGGGGAACGCAGGATTTCCACGCTTCCCACGGTACAGCGGATATTGAGGCCTTCGATCATGGTCAATCCAGTTCGATAATAAGGGAATCTTCTTCCGGAGCGGCCTGTGCCTTGTTTTCCGCCTGTTCCGCCAGTTCCGTGGGCGTCGGGCTTTTGGCCTGTTCTTTCTCCGTTTTCACGATGGGCGGGTTATGCTCCACAAAGCCCAGAGAAAGATGGATTTCGTCCATCCTGTCATTTTCAGAAGACTGGAAACGAGAAAAAACCACCTGACGTATCCCACGCGCCAAAAGATGACGGTTCGCCACGCTGAAGACTTTCGGGTTCGCCTTGTCGTCCACTTCTCTGAAAATGGCCGAAGCCTTCTCCAGCTTTTCGTAGCAGTCGCTTTCTTCATCCGTCAGCAGGACAAAGGACATGAAGATGTCCGCATCTTCAAAGCCAAGCGGGGTCTTCACTGTTCCGCTGGCGTTGTCCACTTCCTGTTCATCGAAGCGCACATAGCCCGAAACGCTCAGGCTCCGAAGTATGCCGGGGAACTCCGCATCCCCCAGCTTCACCACGCCGTCTTCAAAGGTGAGAATCGTCATGCCGGACAGCCCTCCATCATGGAAATTTCAGCTTGCAGGGCTTCCACAAAGCCCTGCACGTCCTGCACGTTGGGCAGGTTCAGCGTTCCTATGGTAATGGTCACATTTCTGCCCATTCCGCTTTCCGGGGCGCGTTTCTGTTCCTGCTGCCTCTGTTCCGCCGGGGCTGCCCCTGCCGCCACTTCGGGAACCGTTCCAAGTTCGGGCATGGAAGGCACGGAAAGTTCGATCTGTGGAACTTCACCAAAAGCAACAGCGGCCGGAGGCATTGGAGCAAGCTCAGGCATGGCCGGAGCCGCGATTTCAAGCCGGGGAAGTTCCGGCATGGCTTCAAAAGACACGGACAGCGCCGGAAGCGAGGCAAGATCCGGAACAGCCGGAGCTTCGATTTCCAGTTGGGGAAGCGCGGGAACGTCACCAAAAGCAACGGCGGCCGGCGGTATTGCCGGAGCTTTCATTTCTTCACCGTTGGGGATGGCGATCCCGTCCAGCCCGGAGCCTAGAGCCGTTCCCGCCTTTTCGAGAGAAGCGGCCATGCGGGAAACAAGCCCCGCCTCACCCTTGCCTACGCCTTCGGCCAGCGTGGACATCATCCTTTCGCCGGAAAGCGTCAGCTGGGAAAGCGGCCCAAGGTGAGCATCGGAGAAGGGAAGATACTCCCGAACCTTTGACAGAACGCCGGAAATGGCCTCAACCGGCGCCATAGCCATGGACTTTATCCCGTCCACAAACGTGGAGAGCAGCTTCGCGCCTGAGTCAAAAAGACTGAACTCCGAGAAGAACGCGGTCACGCTTTCCCAAGCACCGCGAATGGCTTCCACAAGGCTGATGCCAAAGGCGGACACGGAAGCGAGCACGCTTTCCCATGCGTTTTCCGCCCACGTTGCAACGCCTTCCCACAGGCCTTTCCACCATTCGCTCACGCGCTCCCAGTTCTGGACAAGCCAGAGGGCCGCGCCTGCCAGAAGAGCGACCGCCGCAACGACCAGCCCTATAGGGTTGGCGTTCAACGCGATATTGAGCAGCCATTGGGCCGCCGTCCACGCTTTGGTGATAGCGGTCACGGCAATGACCGCGCCGTGATAGGCAAGCATGGCGGCCTTTGCGCCAACCATGATGATAAGCACGCCTCCCAATGCCCTGCCGAACATTTCCCAAGTTGCGGCGGAGCTGGTCACTTCATCGCCCTTGAACGCTCCGAAAAGGCGGCTGACGGCCTGAAGGACGCCGGAAACGGCACGGCAGACAGGAAGAAGCATCATATCCAGAACGGCGAAGGCTTCCGCTATGACTTGCTGAAAACCGGCAAACGCGGCTTGGATTCGGAAAATGATTCGGGCGATCGTTGTTACAAGGCCGGTCAGTCCCGCCGCCTTGATGTTTTTCGCCAGTTCTCCGCGTATCGCGCCCGATCCGTCCTTGAGGTTTTGGAACAGGGCCAGCACGCCGCGCACGGTAAGGCTGATCTTGTTCCACCAGTCGGAAAGAGTGTCCGCCATGCCGCCGAAGTTCGTTTTATAGGCGAGGGCCAGCGCACCGAATACGGCGATCAGCGCCCACGCCGGAGCCCCCAGCCCCAGAAGCGCGGCCTTCAGGGGAGCCAGAACACCCGCCAGAGCCGGAGCCGCCGAAGAGCATAGCCACATGGCGGCAGAAAAGCCGGTCAGAGCAAGTACAGCAGCCGCAAGAGCCGCCAAGGTTCGCACAAGCCAGGCTCCGAAGGGAGTCTCCACAAGCCAGCGTACAGCGTCAGCCGCTACGCCAAGCCCGGAAGCCGCCGCGCTGATAGCGGGCAGGAACAGGTTCCCCACGGAAATGGAAAGATTCGAGAGCTTGTTGGAAAGAAGCTGAAGCGCGTTTTCCGTGGTCTTGCTTCGTGCGTCGAACTCTGCCTGCATGGAACCGGCGTAAAGCGCGGATTTCCCCACAAGGTCAAAGGCCTGCGAAAGGTTGCCCATGTTTTGCAGAAGCGGAGCTATTGCGCCGATGGATTCCTCGCCGAACATTCGCGTCAGCAGGGACATTTGCAGTTCTTTAGGCTTGTTCGCCAAGGCTTCCAGAACGCGGAAAATGGTTCCCTGTGCGTCCGTCTGCATATCCTTGGCAAGCTGGTTCACAGAGAAGCCGAGGGAGCGAAAAGCATTGGCCTGCGTTTCGCTCATGGCCGCACCGCGAACCAGAGTCGAGGTGAATTTCTTAAGAGCTGTCGCCGCCACTTCAGGGGAAGCGCCAGCGGAAAGGAACGCCGCGCCAAGGGCCGCCACCTGCGTTTCCGCAAGGCCGCAGCTCATGGCGGCAGCGCCTACACGCTGAACGACTTCGCCCAAAGCCGGAGCCGTGGCGTTCATGTTGTTGGAAAGGTAGTTCACGGCGTCAGCAAGGGCATAAGTCCTTGGCAGGGTCAGGTTCATGCCTGCCCGCCAGTCGGCCAGCATCTTGCCGGACATTTCGCCCGTCAAGTCGAAGGCCACGCCCATTTTTGCCGCTACTTCGGCAAATTCGGTCAGGTCGTCCTTTGCCACGCCGGACTGACCGGCAGCCGCCACGATGGAAGCGATCCCTTCCGCCGCCATAGGTATGCGCCCGGACAGTTCCTTGATCTTCTCGGACATAGCGTCGAACTCTGCCCGAGTGTCAAAGCTGACCACCTTCGCCACGTCCGCCATAGCTGATTCAAACGCCATGGCTTTTGTGGTCGTCATGCCTAGTGCGCCCATGAGCACCCCGGCAGCGAGCGCCACCGGGGCCATGGCGGAGGCAAGATTCCTCATCCTGCGCCCCAGAGAAACAGTACCGCGCTCCACAGTGTCCATAGAACGCCGAACATGATTGAGCGGCCCGGAAATGAGGTCCACAAGGGACAGCGTAGCAAAAACGCTGAAGACTTCCATTTATGCACCTTGCCTGCTGTTGCCGTGAAAGGCCTGAGCCTGAGCCTTGAAAAAACGTTCTTCAAGCCAGAGCGCCTGGCCTAGCTGGATGCGCCATTCCTCCCAGTCTTCAGACGGGCGAGTATGGAGCCAGTAAAAGATCAGCGCATCCCCCTGACCGAACTTGTCAGGGTCGATGCTTAGTTTCCCTGTTCACCGATGCCCACGCCGCGAAGGATCATGGCGGCAAAGCTGGAAGTCACGCCGGGATACTCTTCGATATGCTGAAGAAGGGCTTCCTTGTCGTCGGGATGCACCACGTCCAGAAGCAGGTTGTGGGCGGCCTGCCCGGAGTTCTTCACGGCTTTGTCCTGAAGGCGTTTGATCTGCATCTTGGAAGGCTTGGCGAACCGGCAGGAAATGGTCACGTCCTGCGGGTCATCCGCGCTTTCACCGGCCCACGGGTCAGAGAAGGTGAGGGAAAAAGAAACGAACTTGCGGTTTTCTTCGGCCATAGTCTTATCCTCCAGAAGTTGTTCGGCGCGGGATTGCGCCTTGCTCTGAACGTACCGCGCAACAAAAAAACGCGCCCGGAAAGAGCGCGTCCTGTGCAAGAAAAAAGGCCGGTTTCCCGGCCTCTGTTTGCGATTGGAAAGTTTAGCCCATCTTGGCGGGAACACCGTTCCAAACGATAGGTTCAAGGATGGTGAACTCGCAGGTTATGGGGCCGGCGTTAGCATCGCCTTGGGAGCCGCCTGCACCATCGAACTTCGTGATCTTGCAGCTTCTCAGAACGTCCACCACGTTGCCCATATCGTCGTTGGCGTAGGCCACGATGATGGGGAACGGAGTATGGTCGTAAATGGCTCCGCCGCCAAGCGCGGCAAGCACGATCTTCAGGCGTTCCCACTCGTCACGATCCAGAACCATGGAGCCGCTGGCCTCATAGTTGCCGCGCCCATAGCCGCGAGGCACGGAGCCGCGCCCGTACCGCGCTTCGATGGTCTGGCTGTCGCTGTACTTGATCTCGGTAATGCCCACGGCCTCCCCGGAAGGCAAGGCAACGTGGATGTCTTCCCAGTCGTAGTTTCTGCCATTGATTGCCATAGTTCCCCCTTATCCTTCCATGCGCGGGTCAAAGGTCGAACCCGCGTACACATAGCGGGAAAAGAGCTTGATCGACCGCATAATGCCGATGCCGATCAGGGTCACGTCCACAGCCACGCCGTTGTTTGCGATATCCTGACCTGCGGCAATATCCACAACATAGGCGGCCAGCTCCTTGGGGTTGGCCTTGACCATGCTGTCCAGAGAATTTTCGATGTTGGCCTTCAGCGCATGGATGCCCGTCTGCGCCTTGTCGTCCACAGCAAGCGGATCCCCAGCTTCATCGTACATGGACTTCAGGGCCGCGATCCGCATGAGGCGCACAGCCTTGAACACGGTACGGAGCACTTCCTCATAGCGGTAATCGCTGGTCGCGTCCGCCATGGTCCGGGAATCGCCCCAGTACACACCGTTCAGACCGGCGTATTTCTTCGCGGTCTGGTATCCGGCGTCTTCCAGCGTTGCCTGAACAGCCTCCCAGCCTTCAGGAAGAACAAGCTGGGAAATGGGGCCGTCCTTCACGCGGCCGGCCGCCCTCTGAACAGGAAGAGAAGCCACGCGGCCAGCCTGAAGTGCGCTGGCGTTGCGAAGGTGGGAAGCGCCGGTGCTGTCCATGATCTCGCCATACTGACAGCAGACAGTCACAAAGCGGCCGGCAAAGTCCTGTTTTTCCGCCAGCAGGTACGCGGCGAAGTCGTTCAGGTCTTCCCCGTCATACGGAAGCCGGGTCTCCATCTTGAAGTAGGTCGGGCGATGGGCGTTCCACAGTTCTTCGGCTTTTGTCTGTGCCGCCGCCCAGTCCACGGAATCCGTGGGGCCGGCAACGTGGACAAATTCCACATCGTACAGGGAAAGAGGGCTTTCCAGAGCGTCCATCACGTCAATGATGGAAGGCGTAGGGGCAAGAATCCGGCAATGATAGGTAGTCCCGGCGGTATAGGTCCCTT